GCGATCTGGAACACCCCATCTATTACTCATACAGTGTTTATGCAGTGTTTTAATTTGATCTGAGTTATAGTCTAAATGCTTGAACGTATTTTTTAGTGATGCGTTCATATAATCAATTGAAGTAATAGCTTTTTTATAATCCATAATGTCCTCTCGAAAAAAATGAATGCGACCTAAGCCGCATTCATGTATGTTGTTTCACCCCAAGGCGCTTTCGCGGCTTCTAGCCAACTGCTGACCCACAACACTGGGTATCTAGGGGCGTTCTCAGGGTAATCGAAAATCTGAAGGTCAGATAAAACAATCATCTGATCGCATTCGATATTTTCACGATCAATATGCTTGAACACTGGTCTAATCGCTGTACCGCCACGACCAGATAAGGCAACATTAGATATATTCTCACCTTTGCCGTACTTAGTGACAGTCCCAACTTTTGTGTCCCAAGTAATGATAGTTACACTTTCTGGCTGTTTTTCATCAACTAGCTGATTAAGCAATCCAAGAAAGTATTGTAGTTCTTTATCAGATACACTGGCACTGCTATCGATAGCAACAACGGTATGACCGACAGAGACATTTACCATTGATGGTAACACCAGATCGTACATGGCATAAGGTCTACGTCTAACCTTACTGAAGCTGTAATCATTAGGAATATCACCACCAATAAACCTAGACATTACAGTGTCCAGATCAACATCGGCTCTTCTCATAATATTTACAAGCTGTTCGATTTTAGTGGGCAACCGTCCAACCGCCTTGGCGGCTTCTGCGGCCATGATTGTTTTCTGAGTTATATCTGCCTCAAGCTGTTTCAATTCAGTAGGTTGTAATTTTTGACCTTTGTCATCCTTGGGATCGGTAACATCTCCCAACTTCCAATTGTCAGAGCCGCCAGTAATATCATCGAGATCCTCTGGAAGTTTTGAATAGATTTGCTCGGCTGACATATTGGCATATTGATCATCGTATAAGCCGCCCTCTGGCATCTCTCCAATACCTTGTTGCACTAGTTCCCAATTGATCATGAAATCACAAGCAATGTTCCACCGCTCATGATCTCTATCACCTCTGCGTAGTGGATGTTTAAATGCGATATGCATCACCTCATGAGCCATAACAAAAATTGTACCTAGTGCAGTTAAGCCATCAACGAACTTAGCGTTCCATTTGATAGATCGACCATCAGTACACATAGTGGAAATTGAGTCGTCAGATTTTGCATTGCTTGATAAGGCAAGCGAACCATAAAATGGGTATTGTATCATTAGCTTAGTGATTGCTCTAGATACCTTTGTTTGTGCGTCCATTATACTTACTCCAAAAAAGTTCAATTGAACAAATTACCGAAAAGCGATACCTTGCGCTGACGCAAGGTATCTTTTTTTTAAACGAGAACTTCTTTACCGCCACCGTTTATAACCCAGTCACGAACCGCTGGGTTCTGCTTGATGTTTGGCAGTTTGCTTGCCGCGTCCTTTATGACAAAAGCCGCGAACTCAGCTTGTGGGATACGTCTCAGGTACTTAGTTATTGCCATGATATTATCCTCATCTGCATAGGATGCTAACGCACCGCATACAGCATAAAGAACATCAGGGCGTTCTGGTATAACTGAGGTATCAGGGTTTTTGATCAATTCCTTAACATCAGGAACCTCATCATAAACCGCTAAGAACGCATAAAAATCTGTCGAGGCAGGAAGTCCAATAATGCCTGACACTGTCTCACGCTCTGCCATCGGGCTTAGTGACCATCGGCTTATTACTGAACTGACACGCTCCCACCCTCTGGGCGTAGGAAAGCTGTTTGCGTCTCTATCGAACTTCCAAAGCATCTCTGGCTTGAAGCGTAAAAATGCACAGACCTTTTCACTGACTCTGTTCTCCATGAAATACGCTATTGTGTCTTCTAGATTTGGCTCTACATCCAAAAAGCATAATCTGTCTCTGACATGCGTAGGCATAACATGCGTACCGGCACGATCTGACATACGGTTACCGGCGGCAATAATTGCCCATGTGTCAGGTATTTTATGCTCTCCAATACTCCACTCGTTTAGAATGCGAGATAAAATATTTTGTGTTGCGCCAACAGCTTGAGCGGCCTCATCAAAAAATAGAACGCCAAAAGTACCCTGTTTAGGTAACCAGTCAGGGGCAAGGCGTTTCATTCCGTCCTTGGCCTCATTAGGCATAAACCAACCTGCGACCTCCTCTGGCGGATACTCTGCCAAGTTCACCTGAGTGAAACCCATCTCAACGCCTCGCTTTTGTGCGACTGTTTTTACTGCGTCTCTGGCTGTCGTTGTTTTACCGATACCAACACCACCGCTTAAGTATGGAACGACCATCTCTGCGTCTCTGGCATCTGCGCGGTTGTCGATCTGAAAGTTAATTGCACTTTCGAGTATTTCAGTTGCTGTAGTAAATCTCATTTTCAATATCCCTAAATTAATCGGCCTGAGCGACCGTGAAATTTCTTTAAACGAACTAACAAAATCTGTTTCATAATTGTGCTACTCCAAACAAAATTGCGACCCCGACCCATATTGCCGCAAAGGCAATACCAGAAAGGAACCCATGATAGTAAACCAAGCGCAATTCGTCACGCTTGGCTTTTTCTCTTTGGCGGCTAGTCATTAGGCCGCATCTCCAAGTAGTGCGTCAACGCTTGTGTTAACTTCCACATTGTCCTGAGCGGCTTGCGCTTCAGCTTCCTTGGCGGCTTTAGTGTTACGGTAAGCCTGACGGGCGGCCATAAGTTCTCTGACAAAGTCGTTGAAATCGTCAAGTTCTTCGTCAGTTAGACCGTCCTTGAAAACATCACCTTGTTCTTTTTCGCCTTGGTCATTTTTCTTAGTTGAAAATTTACCAACAACTTGTTCTGCAAGGCGTTGCGCTTTTGACTTATCAGCACCACCGTTGACCGCTTTAGCAAGCTTGTTTTCGCTATCGATCTCTAATGTTGCCAAGTCAGCAACCACTGCGTCACCAGTGTACTGAGTAGGTATGTCACCAATTACTCTTTTGATTAATCGAACCGCGCCAACACAGTTTTCCACATATCGCTTGGCAGTTTGATACTTAACGCCAACATGATCTTGAAGAGCAGTGTATAACTCTTTTGATACTGCGCGTGGCAAGTTGCCTTTAGTCAATTTGACCTGAGCAATTGAAGCAATGATCTCACCGTAAGCACTCATTTTGTGACTGTTTGCTTCCTGATTGTTTGCCTTATTGTTGCACTTCAAGACTGCAACGTCTGCTTCAACTTGTGTTACTTTGTTGATGGTTGCGTCTGAAACTGTAAATGTTGATTTAGTCATCTGTTCATCCTTCTAGGCTGACTGAAAAAAAAGTATTCTCATGAATACCCCGACACACAATGTCGCCATAACAGCCCTATCTGGGCTGTTAGTGAAACTTGTATGCATGAAATAGTACTTCCGATCTATGAAGTACTGCCCAAAACCAGTGACGGCAATTTTGCCTTTTTGAGTTCATGATCCGAAACTAGAGCAGTCGTAGTGACCTATCAGAAGCAGAGGAACCCAACTATGGGTCAGGGGAACCTATGTGCCACCGAATCACGCGAATCAGGTGGTGGCTCCGCATACCCCTTATTAGCAGTACAGCCCCTTATGGTCAACAGTTTTGAATAGTTTTGATTAGTTATGACCATGAATAGTAAAAGTTCTATTGAACTTTTTTGCCCCTCGCGTGTGTAGGTGTATTTATACGGTGTAAGTAGTGCCAGATATACAAAGTATAATGAAAACAATGACTTAAAAAAGAAAATGAGAACAAGTATAGAACAGATATAATCCGAATGAAGAACACTGATTTCCATAACCTAGCATACCTGAGACCCCAAAGGTCTCTCAGAGGGGCTTATATTGGCTCTCAAGACTATTTCTTGATTTGTTCAGTATATTGGCTATATTTGTTCCAACAAAAGAACAGGATGAGAACATGCCAAAGGATGAAAATTCAAGCCACGAAAAAGGCCAAGCGCCTAGCGTTGTCGTGCCTATTACCAGTAAGCCTAGACAGAGAACAGGCACTAACAAGTATGGGATAACAGATAAGCAAGAGACCTTCGCTCTGGCAGTGTATGAGGGCAAGAACTTTAGTGATGCCTATAGACAAGCATATGATACTCAGAATATGAATACAGCAAGCATCCATAGGGAAGCACATGCCTTAACTATAAACCCCAAGGTCTCCGCAAGAATAGACGGCTTGTTTGCTGATAAAGAGAAAGAACAGCGCATGCTAAGGCTCTCCCGATCTGAAAAGGTGATTTCAAAACTGGAACAGGTAGCCTTGCGAGATGGTGACGCTGACGGTACACAAGTTCGCGCTCTGGAATTACTGGGAAAAACAATGGGGCTATTCATTGATAAAGTTGAAACCGAGGATAAAACAGAACGATCAGAGCAACAGCTAGAAAAAGATATTGAACAGAAATTGATTGCTCTGGGAATCAAATAGTTCAATAGAACTTTTAAGATACGGTACACTCCCCTAAAGTATTCGGGTATACCTAGACCCCACCGGGGTGGTACTATCACCTGCACCGTGCCGCACAACAAATCACATACATG